CTTTTTCGTTTTAGCAGCGGCAGCTTTTCTTGCCTTCTTTTTTGCTTTTGCTTCGGAAGCGCTTGGCTTTGCCTTTGGGGCAGCTTTTGGTGCTGGAGCAATCTCAATATTTGGGGCAGCTGATCTTCTATTTTTTCTTCTAGCACTTCTATGTGGCATTTTATTTCTCCATTTACATATAAATAGTTATAAATAACAAAAGTCCCAAATTAATGGGACTTTTGCCTGATTACGGTTAATTAATCTTAGGTTTATTCACCAAAGAGATCGTATCCGTAAAGACGAACGATGAACTTACCAGCATCATAAGTACCAGCGGTAGATCCGGTGGTAACCATGTATAGGTATTTACCATCTACATCTGCATCAAGTTCTGCTGAAGAAACAACACCAACTGATTGGTTAGCAGCAGCGATGATTTCAACTGCGTTCAAATTTGTCAAATCTCCAGATGCAGAAACAGCTGATCCGTACCAAAGACCGATTGCATCTTCACCAGTTGTTGGAGTTTCAACACAAACAAGTTCTACTTCAGTAACGACCCCATAAGTTGGGTCAAGTAATGCAATTTGAGCACCATCGGTAGTGACCTGTCCAAGTACCTTAGCGATACCGTTTGCATTACCAGCAGTACTAACAGATCTTGCTACTCCCGCACCAAGGTCAATTTGAATGTCGGTTGTATACAATGAAGCATCTCTAGTTCTTGTCTGTTGAATGATTGAGGCACTCATAGCATTTCCAGCTGTCTGTGCTGCAGTTTCTCCGGCCTGGTTGATATTTGCCAACCTTCCTCTACTTAATCTTCTTGCCATTTTATTTCTCCTTATAAATTAAAATATTATTGCAATAACTTGTCTTTAATCAATGAAATACATCAGCGGCCTCGATGCAATTCTTTCTAGTGGCAGCCGCCCCGCCCCAAGGAGAATAAAAACCAAGTTGCTTTAAATAGTTCTCAGTTAAAGAAAAACCCCCAATCGCAAAAGCGATCAGGGGCCGTTCAGGAAGAACTAACTAATCAAGGATTAGCTGTATTCTTCACCAAGAAGTCCACGTACAACAACAAGACCGTACATGTCCGGACGAACCATCTTCTTAGCATAACGAGTCATTACGCCCTTACGAGGGACGAAATCTTCTGGCCCAAAGATGGTAGGTGTAGTTTGCAGAGGCACATAAGGTGCATAGACATAACCACTTTCAAGGAAAGAAGAACCTCTACGTCCAACAAGAACAATTTGTCTTGGGAAGTAAGGATCAACAATTACGTCAAACTTACGGCTCAATGAACCAACGTTAACAGCACCAATGTCGCCTTTGTCAGCATCAGCAGTAACATTCGCACGGAATCCAGCAGTGAATTCAAGAATGTTAGCAACTTCAGGAGAACAAACTACGAAGTTAGCACCACCACGAAGGGTCTTTCTGTGGATTTGAGCAGATACATCATTGATGGTTTCAATGAGGGTCTCATACCATTCAGAAACAGTACCAGTGAAGTCAGGAGCAGCTTTGTTTGCACCAATTTCAAGACCGGTTTCACGGTTAACGAAAAGACCTGGAGAACGAGACCAGTAGTAAGTAGCAGCAGTACCGCCGTTTACAAGGTCAGCAAGAATCTCACGATCGATTTCAAGAGCAATTTGCTCAGAAAGGATAGAAGTCAACTCAACCTCAGCATCCAAGTTGTGATAAGCATTCAAGTCTTGTCCCAATTCTGGGGTCCACTTGGCCTTCAACTTCTTGGTTTGCGCTGTGATTGCGATAGAATCTACCTTGATATCGATCTCAGGGATATTAACGTTGTCTTCTAGCAACATGGTGTAGTCAACAATTGCACCACCAGAAGAAGCAGAAGATGTAGCAGTATCTCTAGCTGGGAATTGAATAGAAGGCACAGTTTCAGAACCAACCTTAAGAGCACCTAGGTCAGGGTTTGTAGTGTTAGCAGCCAAAGCTGGACCACCACTAGCATCACTGACAATAACAAAGCGAACAGCTTTTTCAGTTGTAGCAGCTTCAGCGGCAGAAGCCAATGAAGTCAAACGACGAACTTGAGCCAACTTTGTAACATCTGCACCAGAAACACCCGTAATACCGTTCATCATAGTAACGACGGTATTACCACCATTAGTCGCTCCGTTAGCAATCTCGTAGAATGAGAAAGCAGAAAGGTTGTCAAGATCAGCATTGGTAAGTCTGTCTTCTTCAACATCAATAACTGCAACGAAAAGACTTGAGTCTGTAACAGCCAAAAGATCTGGGTCGTATTGAATCAATTTTTTGTTTGCATCAGAAACAGCACCATCCAAAGTGAACGCTGACTTAGTAGCAGCATGAGTCACCGTGTTGGCGTTGAGGATAAGGTTTCCTTCTTGAGGTGAACCATAAGCTTCACCGGTCATTCCACGAGGACCAGAGAAATCACCCTTTCGAGTATCAATAAGGTCAACACCTTCTTGAACTTCCTTACCAACTTGATTGGTACCATAAAGAGACTTTTCTGCAATGTTACCAAATCTAGGCATGGTATCAGTTCCAGCAATTTCAGCCGAGAAGGTAAAGTCAAGGAAGAAGATCAGACCAGATGGCAATGACATCGGCTGAACGCTTACAAGATCGTTAGCAATAAGTCCGGCGAATACACGACGAACGATTGGGAAAGCAACAGCAGCGAAACCTTCAACAGATCCACCACCGCTACTAGCACCCATAGATGATGCTTCGCGAAGAAGTTCTTTTGCTTGGTTTTCCAAGAGACGAGCCATGTTGTTCTTCTCTTGTTCGTTTTGAAGGCCTTCAAGTAAACCAGTAGATTCCCACTTAGAAAGAAGAGCGGCGCCCTCCTTCTTCATGTCACGGTTTACTATACCTTCAGTCAATTTTTCTACAATAGACATTTTTTACTCCTTATAAATTATTATTTAATGCCTGCGAGTTTTTGCATCTTTTCCATAAATGGATCAGCGCTTTTGTTCTCGCTTAAGTTTTGTCTCGAATTAAGCATAGCCGAAAGATTCGCTCTTCGGTTGACTGACTCGCTTAGTGATTGTGGACCATGCTTTTTGGAAGATGATCCCACTGTTGCTTTGAGTGTCTCATGAAGTTGCTTTGCTTCTTTTGGAGACTCCGCTGCGGCAATGGCTTCGACAATTTTTTCTTTTTGTCGCTCATTCAAGGAGGCATCGCTTAAAGTGCGGTTTTTGTAAATTAACTTTGCGTTTGATAGCAAAGTTGCTTCAAGTTGTTCTTGAAGTCTGTATATCACGTTTTCAAGTTTCTCATTTTGAGAAGCAAGTACGGAAACTGTTTCTTGAAGATCGTTGACTTTTCCGGCTTCTTTCAACTCAGAGTCATCTTCTTCTTCTTCTAATTTGTCTTCATCACTGTGAGCATCATGTGCTTCTTGCTTTGCTTGTTCATATTCTAAAGTGGCTTCATTTGTTTGAAACGTTCCATCCTTATCTTCTGCCATGTCAACAGTGATTTTTTCTTCTAGTACTTCATCTTCACTAAGAAGGTCAAGTAATTCTTGTAATTGAAGATCCATGTCGTCTTCTGTTTCTTCTGTGCCTTCAGTGTCATCAATGTCAGACAACAGGCTATCAAGGTCACCAAGTTCATCTGATCCAAGTTCAGCAGCGACATCATCACGAGGAAGTGCATCTTCTAATGGCGCATCATCCATAACGTTCATTGCTTTTTCAAGAGCATCAAGGTCAATACTAACCATTCCATCGCCAAGGTCTTGAACATCAAGTGAAAAATTAACAGTTTCACCAGCAGGCATAGATGGGTTAACAGCAAAAGGTGCTTGAATTTCACCAGCAGGTGCAGCAGCCATTGCCATTTCTTCTTCTTGCAAGATGTCTTCTTCGTTTAGTTCTTGGATTTCTTCTCTTCTAGCCATGTAAGGCTTACCGCCCATCTCTTTAACAGTTACCATTCCATCATCGTCTTCTTCGTAAACAACTTCAACGACAACACCCTCGTGTTTTACGCGATCACCTTTCATGCAGTGCTTTTCATTTAAGTCTTCAGTCTCAAGCATGGCTTCAACAGCCTCTTTAATTTGTGGGGCATATTTTTCAATAATAGCCTGCTCGGCATTTTTGAGGGCGGCCTCTCGCAATGCAGCAGCATCGACAATAGCCTGTTCTAGCATGTTAGACATTAATGGGTCTCCTGAGAATACGTATTTCTTTATTAAATAGTGTTCTCGATAAGAAAAGGAAGTTTATTCGCTGTGGTGGTTATTCTATCACTGTTACTAAATTTCTCATCAAAACAGCATCTACTCTGTGAGTGTAAACATAGAACCTCAATGGCTGGTTGGGGTCAAAATTAGAATTGAAAGTAGAATTGTTACTAACCGTGATACGATCAGTATAATAGTTATACGTAGTGTTATATGTCTGCCATTTAACAGTTAGGTTACCGCTACCATCTTTTGAGAATCTAACCGCATTAGTGGCGAGAAATTTAACAGTAGTACCAATCTGAGTGTTATTAGTTGTGTAAATACGACCATTGTTGTTTCCGCTTCGTTGATCCAACCACAGAACCGAGTTTCTTTCAACATCAGCGTACTGGAATGACTCTAGGTCGTCCTGAGCCATGAAGCCATAATAGGCACCTTTGCTTTCAACTCCAAATCTAATAACAAGGTCTGTGCCATTTGATATACTAGCAATGCTTGGTAGAGTGGCAGTTAGAAGCGCATAGATTTGATCATCGTTACCGTTTGGAAACTTGTCTGCTCTAATTCTATAGATACCACCACCTTCATCTTCATACTCGTATGTCTGATCTGACTGAGGGCTTTGGATAACTTGGTTTAGGTATGATTGGTTTTGCACGCCTTGCATAACCACCATTGCACCATACTGCTCAATACCAGCACCACCTCCATCATCAGGTGTTAAACCGTCAACCTTCTCGATGCTATCAGCGCTAATGCCTTGTATCTTACTTAAGTTATCAAGACTAATATTAATTATTTTTGTAAAATCAGGCATTACAATTCTATCCAGGTACTTGATGGATTAAAGTAAATAACATTAGAAGTGTTTGTACAATACCCAA